ATACGGTGGAGCGGCCGGGGGTGGTAAGACCGCCGCAATAGTAGCCGAGGCTATAACACTTGCCCTAGAGTACCCGGGCATACCAATAAACCTGTTTAGACGCACCATACCAGAACTTAAGGCAACAATTATCCCGGAAATACAGAAGCAGGCCGGAGCTTACATACGAGCTGGACACATGGAGTGGAAAGGCCAAGACCGTAAATTTGTCTTAGCCAACACCTCCGAAATAATCCTGAATTACTTGGATAATGATAACGATATTTACAGGTACCAAGGTGCCGAGATGCCTATTATAGGAATCGACGAGCTAACTCAATTCCCCCAGGCTTGGATAGAATACCTTTTGACCCGCAACCGTACTTCCAACCCCACTTGGCCCGTCATGATGATAGCAGGCACAAACCCTGGCGGTATAGGCCACGGATGGGTAAAGGCAAGATTCATAGACCCCGTACCTCCTGAGACTATTTATACACAAAATTTAGATGGCGGTGCGACCGTAACGAGAGTATTCGTACCCGCGAAAGTCGATGACCACCCCATTCAGAAGTTTAAGGAGGATTATAAGCGAAAACTTAGCGCTATATCCGACCCCCAGCTACGTAGAGCCTTAAGGGATGGGGATTGGGACGTATTCGCCGGGCAGGTCTTTAAAGAGTTTAAGCGTGATGTACATGTGGTAGACCCCTTCAACATTCCTACTCACTGGCAACGATGGCGAGCGATGGACTACGGGAACAAGAACTCTGTAGGATGGTTCGCTCAAGACCCCCAAACTGAACGGATTTACATGTACCGTGAGTACCGAACGGAGGAGTTTGTAGATATTCCTACTAAGACTAGGCTTATTAAGCAGTTTCAATCCGGCGAAGAAATATCGTATGGTCTGGCCGACCCCTCCATATGGAACGGCCAAGGCGACCACAACACGGGTAAATCTGTGGCAGTAATGTTCAGTGACGAGGGGATTAGCTGGATGCCAGCCAATAACGACCGTAAAGCTGGCCTAGCCGTGGTACACGATTACTTGGGCTTAGCCAAAGATGGCAAACCCAAACTCCAGTTCTTTTCCACGTGCTTAAGCATAATCCGCACATTACCTTCCTTGCCCTACGACAACATCAAAGTGGATGATGTGGACACCAAAGCCGACGACCACGATTACGACATGCTCCGGTACGCTCTGATGGCCTTTAAGAAGCCCGAGGTGGAACGCGATAATGTGACTAGTGGTTCATTAAGTAAATTATGGGGAGGATAGGAATGACAAAGCACGAAACCAAAGAGGATGTACTGTATTACAAGAGTATGCGTATGACTAGCGCACAGCTTGTTGTAGAGGTGAGAGAGAAAACCTCATATGACCCCGCTCTCGTAAAAATCTTCCACTCGCCTAGCAAATGGGAGCAAGACAAGTTCCACGTTCAACTAAAGAACCGAGGAGAGCTTAAGGATTACATCGCCATGCTAATAGACTTTGAGCAGAGATTCGGTGATTTGCTAGACCAAACACAGGCACCAGAGAAATGACCTGGCTAGACCTAACCCCCGACCTAACCGAAGAAGGCCAAGCCCGCGTAAACGTAGGCGAGGTACTAATCTTCAAGCAGAACGACGTAAAGACCTACATCAAAATCATGCGCAAGCGTAACAACAAAGTCTGGGGCAAAGAGATTTATCTGTACCGACCTGACCAGATTGAGATAACGGACAAGGTGGAATAATGCGTTTCTTTCACAGACATCACTATAAAGTAGAAAGTATCCACTATCTGACACTGACCACCGTCAGGACAGTATTGGTGTGCTACTGCGGTTCCGTAAAGATACAAGTTACAAAGAACAAGAGTACCAAGTAATGTATTTCGGCACTCAGAAGACCACTGTAGTATCATCCGAAGGCTCTACAACCGATGTCGTAAAATACCATAATGGTATCCCCTCTCGAAAACTGCGCAGTTTCAGAGTCAAAGTAAAAGTAATCTCAGCCCAGGACGAAATGACCGAGTTCATACGATTTACTGACGAGCTAGCGAAACTCAGACAAAAGAACAGACTGACGGTAGACCCCGAAGACCCCACAAGCTACCCAGCGTTCCTATTGCAGTATCCCAAGCACGATGTGGATGGGAGCTATTTTGTTATTAAGAGTTGGACGGAGGTTGTATGAGCTACAATAAGAATATGAGCAATTTAGGGCGTCCCACTAAAACTAGTATGGCTGGAGGTAACTCTACGCACACAGTAACTCCGGCATCCAAAGCTAAGTCTACGCATCAAGAAATCCTAACCAAGGCTATCGAGAAGGCTATTGCTGGTGGGTGGAAGCTTGAGAGTGAATATGTATCAGATGGTTACCTACGTCGGACAGAACCCCGGTTTATGATTGTTAGTGAGGCCATGCCCTTCTACGCCGATGACTATTACTGGCTTATATTCAACCGTGGGTTCGCTAAATCTCTATGGCCAGAAGTCCCTTACTACGAGTTGGCCTGCCCTAAGTGTGATGGACGATACAACTTGTGGGACAAAGAGAGGGCAAAGGAATGGGGCCCATCTCCCAAGTACTGCAACGCAGACGGCGCAAGGCTGAAGAAGGTGACTAAAGGAACTACCAGCCCTTGGTGGTATCACCTCCGGCAAATGGTCATAGCCGAAGACCCCATAGCATATCTAGGCGAGCACATCTAGTCTTTACAAACCAAACGTGGTATAATCCACACAGAAACAAGCTGTACCAATACACACGGAACTTGTCGTGAATTGTAGTTGGCTTACAGCTATCTTACTCCTGAAAACTTAGTTGAGGTTTTCCAAGCCAGTCGGCAATACACCGAAGGGCTTACTGACAATTTCTTTGAGTACGAGCGGATTGCCCGGAACAAACCACATGGGTCTATTCCTAAAGAGTTACCAAAAACTACAGATGGCACCACCGCCTCTATTATCCGCAAGACCCCGCACCGGGTCATCCAGCAGCTCCCTACTGGCAAAGTAAAATCAGACTCCGACGACTGGCTAAGTGTAGTCGCGGAGTTTATTTATACCCACAAGATTATCCCCAACGCGAATGAAGACTTTGCACTCTTGCAGAAGTCATGGAACGTCGTTGAGCGGTTCCTTACATTTGGGTTCTGCCCCACCTATGCCCCCTTTGTAAACCATGGGGGGTATTTCTGTACCGACCTCCGATTAGTCTACTGGGGTGACATCTTTCTACAACCGGGTAAGTTAAGCGACGCAGCCTCCAACTATGTGTTCATGCGCTCCTGGTGGCAGACAAAAGACATCGAAGCCCTAATAGATTCCCAAAAGGGTCTGAGCAAAGATACCGATAAGACCTGGGATGTTAAGGCCTTAGAAGAAGTCAAAAACTACACTAGCACTAAAGAGGATAAAGCCAAAACCCCTGCTGAGCGAGAAAAGAACATCAACACTAAAGGTGGTGTGGAACTTATCACGGGCTTCCAAAGAGGTGTTGGGGCAAAGTTCTTCACCTTCCATGTTGCCTCAAACACGATTGTCCGCACTAAGGTCAATAAAGACCCACGCGGCGAACTACCAATCTCCTTTGCTTATGGGGATATAGACGGCTCTAACCCATTTGGCCGCAGCATTATCGAGTTAGTAGGTTCGTTGCAGAACCTTATGGACGGCGAGATGCAGATGTACCAGTTCAACCGCGCGTTGATGCTGGCACCGCCGATTATCAAACGGGGCAACTACAACAAAAACCGCCTGAAGATGACCCCGAATGCTATCTGGGACCTTGGCAATGAACCTAACAATTCCGCTGAAACAGCTAAGTTAGACTCTACTGCCCTGGCTAACTTCCCTCAAAACTACGGACTGATGAAGTCCCAGCTTCTGAATCTCTTGGCTTCACCCGACACTTCCACCAGCGCGGAAATAGGCAATCCAGGATTCAGCAAGACTGACTCCGGCGTGAAACAAATCGCCGCGAATGTATCTGTAGACGACAACTATGTGCGTAAGCAATTCGAAACGTGGTTCGAACGCTGGAGCGAAACAGCTATTAACTTGTACTTTGCCGAACGAACCGGCGTAGAAGAACTGCAACTAGACAAAGAAACCGGTGACAAACTCCGTTCGTTACCTGATTTCGCGCCGGGCGGTGAGCCACAACCTGATGGCACAATATCTCCTCCTGGGGCTATGGCCGATATGCTTACCGACGATAACCGAATAATGATTAATTACGACGATGCTACGAGTGCTTTGAAGTTCGAGATAGACGCCTCAACTTCAAAGATGCAGGACGAGATTAAACAACTCCAATCGTTGCAAGGTCTCACCGAAGCTCTAGATAAATCTCCCACCTTCCAGCAAATCGTTCCGGTTCCGAAACAAGTGGGGTTATGGAACGCGCTCGTTGCCAACTCGGGTATAGAAAACCCCGAGA